CTTGCATATCAAAGCGCCAGCTGATTGCAAGAGCAGATTTAAGGCACTGTGAGGACTTCTTACATGTAGTTTGCGTCTGTCAAGACCATAGAGGAAATGACGTTTCCATGTGACTTTAGGTTTACCATGGCACTGTTTATAATCAATAGGATAGACAAGCGCATTTTCTACGGCCTGTCTGAGCTTCGCAATAGCAGGAATAGCCTTATTGAATCTCCTTTTAATCTGCTTTCCCTGTCCTGCTGAACACCCTATGATTTTACCAATCTTTGCATCTCCTGCTCCATACTTTGTATTCCCTAGAGGTCGCAAGCCCCTAAGCGTTCTCTTATGAACTGCTTTATGTCACCATAAAGAATAGACTATCTCATCAATGTCCACCGCTTCCACCATCATTAGCTTATGGTGTACTTCCTTTCGGAATAGTCGTTACACTTTATTTTGAAGAATATAAGCTTTTATCTCTTCAAAATCTTAGCACGGTATTGTCTCAACAAGGAGAGTTTCACCGTTTTCAATGGATTTTAATTCCTCAATGTTACATAAGGAATGCGTAAATAAACGTCTTCGCCTGATTACGAGTTGGCAATCCTGCGGCTTTTTGGTTCATGGTGTGAATATCACCATTCAGAATCGTATGGGCATATTGGCCCCCATCATACTTATACATGAAGTGAGCAAGACAACGGAGTTCAAGACCACAAGCGTCTATCCCTGCTTGCCACCATCCGTCAGGTACTCTAAAGAGTTCCCGACATTCCTTGCCATACGGACTGCCGACATGTGGTACTTGTGCGACGTTCGGTCTGGAATGAGTAGCACGGCCACTAACAGCCCCGTTAGGGATAACAGAACCATGGATATTACCATCCTTTCCAATCATAGACAACCAAGCATTATTACCATCTGCAAGCTGTCCTAAACGCTTTTTGAGCATCAAGGACTCCTCAAGGACAGACACCACAGCTTTCACTTCATCAGGAGCTTGAGGGTCTTCCTTCATGAATTTCATGCTTTCATCATCAATCTTCAAGCGGCATTGTGAAAAATCAACATCATCTGCATCCGTGTCTTCCACATCATAACAATCAATGTTCGCTGGAGAATAGCCATAATGTGTACGTAACAACCATTCAATCTGTTGTCTACTATTCGGATTAAAGTCTTTATACTTCTGGACTGGAACACCTGCTTTATACCCAAGGCGTTTGTTATCTCTTTTTGGTACGAAAATCTTATTAGGTACACGAGGTACAATCTGGATCAATTTCGCTGTCAAGACACCTGCTCTGGCACGTAAGGTAGCTTCCAATTCCTTTGCCTTTTCAAGGTCAAAAGGAAATCCATTCTTTTCTTGCTTAGACATCAACCATGCTACCTCATGTTCAATCTTTATAGCCTTTGGTGCATAATCGTATGAAGCCAGCTTTTCATAGAGCTTCACTGTTACAACTACGTCCTGCTTATTGTAAGCAAGCATTTCAGGATTGTAACAAGCCCATGCATCTTCTTCCTCTCCATATGTACCTTTTAGTTCTCCTAAACGATACCCCCAAGCTTTTAAACTATGGGATTTATACAGCTTAGAGGGGAGCTGTTTCTTTCGGATAAGTCCTGCATCCATGTCTTCGATATGAGAATAGATGAGCCGCGACAAAACAAGGGTGTCTACTACATCCTTATGCATATCATGCGTAATCTCAAACCACGGAAAAAGCTTTGCCAAGGTGGGAAGGTCATAATTAATAACATTGTGTCCACAAAGACACACGCCTCTCTTCCATGCATCATATAACTCATGGACACCTTGCTCTGCGTGTACATCATCATACTGCTTCATTTCCTGTGTGTCTGTATCATAGACACTCAAGCAAAAAAGCTTTGTAACGTCGGCATATAAGCCGTTCGTTTCAATATCAAAGACTAACATAGAACCATCCTTTCTAAATTAAAAGTACCTTAAATCATGCTCTGCTCTATTTCTAGCTTCTTGCGCTTCTTCTAAAGTATCATACGTCCCCAAATGTATTTGGTGGTAGTGATGACAAATAGAAGCCTCATACCTTCCTGTAGAAGCTCTATAATATACACCCACACATTTTTTATGAGGTGTTTGATTACGTATATTAGCTGAAATAGAAACATGCTCTAAATTCCTTCTGCGGTTGTCAAGCCCATTTCCATTAACATGATCTACAACCATGTCTTTATATTTTCCGAGAATAAAAGTATGCATATTACCTATTTTTGGAGCTACAGCATACGTATTATTTTTAGAAGCTTTATATCTATGCCACCTGTAGGGGAGAACCTTGTTAAGGTCTTTTCTATCTATTAAGACTTTATCTATTACCTCTCCTTTTTTATTCTCTAGGAAGATATAAGCTGTATTGCCCTTTATACTAACTTTATTTTGTGTCTTAGCTAAACCCTTAGACATACGAATCACCTATCGTAACTTTTCTAAATCTTCTGCCTCTGTATCGAGATTTAAAGCTTCATCATGGAGATTACTCGCAAGCTCTCTCTTTTTATTAGCAAGCAAACTAATTTTCTTCTGCCGCTGTGCCTGTACCTTAAGGCTCCACTGATACAGTTTTCGCCACAAGGCATCATAGAACTGAATGAGCCACATTAAGACACCCCCTTACTTCTTCAAATGGTGATAGAAACGCTTACCTGCTTCCTTCTGTCTTTCCGCGGAGAAGTTACTAATACGTTTCAGATACCCAATAACACGAGTACCATAATCTACATCAGTACTCCCACATTTCACACAATGATTTTCTGTGTCTGTGTTAATGTAGCCACAATCATTGCAAATCGTACATAAGACATTGGTTGTCCAATACTGTACACCATACTTAGAGCAAAGCTTATACAAATGGACAAACTGTTCTGCACTCAACATCTGTTCAAGATTCAGATGAAGTGCCGAGCCGCCATCAAGGTACTGCACAATGTCTTTTGAGTATAGTTCAATCTTACCAAGTACATGCACCTTCGTGTCTTCTACAGGGTAGAAATAACTGTTGTAGCAATCACGAGGAACATAAAGTCCTGCTTCCTTATCCCATTTAGCATTTTTAACACCGAGATTTTCTGCCTTACTGTTACTTTAAAGACCTATGCTCTTAATTCTTTCTCTGCTTCATTTCTAACTCTTTGTGCATCTTCATGCGTATCGTATGTGCCTAAATAAATAGACTTATAATTAGACATAATCACTGCTTGAAATCTTCCTGATGTCGTTTTCTTTACTCCTACACTTTTCTTGTGTGGTGTCTGATTCCTGATGTTAGAACCATGTGAAACAAAGGAAAGATTAGACTTACGGTTATCCAAACCATCACCATTAATATGATCTATCTCTTTTTTATCCCTTTTCCCCATCAATAAACAGTGCATAAAAATCTTTTTGTTACCTATGTGTGTCATTGCATACGCTGTATGATTGCTCTTTTTTACATGCCATTTATAAGGTTTAACCTTATCTAAATCCTCTGCATCAACTTTTATTGTTCCCACTTCTTTCCCTTTTACTGAGAACATTTTGATATAAGCAATCCCATTCTGAATCACACACGTATTCTCATCATAGATAGTACGAGTTAAAATTTTACCATGCCGATAAAGCTGTAAGTAATGCTTTCGACAATAATATGTATCACCTTTTTTAATAATGCGTGTGTCTTTCTCTGTTTTCCCACACGCACTGCAAGTACGACACATACCTTCACCACCTTTCTTGAGCATAGGCGGTTTACTACTTCCAAGAATGTCTTTACATTCGAGTAAACTCCATGGTTTCTTGTTGTTATGCCATGGTTCAGACTGGCGCATGAGGTTTTCACCTCTCTTTTTGTTCAGTCGTTCAGGGTAAATTCCCCCTTGTTACCCTCTACAGGGCTTCCAAGTCAATTAAAAAAGATTTAACGTCCCCACATTTTAAAAGGTTTTAGGGACAAACTCGGTATTAAAGCGGACTCCATACTCAGACAGAGCGGCCTTATTAGACATCTTTAGGAAAGACAACAAGTCCTTTAAATAATTAGGGTATTCTTTGTCTGTCACCGTACCTTTCTTGTCTCTCAGGTACTCAAAGTATTCCAAGACACCATTCACACCAAGGGTCAAGAACTGCTTATCAATGTCCATGAATCCCTGTGTGTAAGCAGGGAGCAAACCTGCATCAATATAGTCTTTCAACACTTCACGATGCGCCAATAGGTACTTATGTACTCTGTCCACTACTTCGTCAAGCTTGATACCACATTGACCAATACGGTTGATGTTCAGACTAATGACACGAGCAGAACCTGTAACAACACCACCTGCACCCAATGTGTAGCTGAATGTGTTGTCTGCTAATTCATTTAAAAGTCGACAACAAGACGCGAGGCTATCCACCTTATCAGACATATAGACAAAGAAGGAAAGACCCCTTGCCTGTTCATCTGCCAGTGCATGCATAAAAGCATTATCTTTGAAACCACCTTTGCCATCAGTCAAGAGTGCGGCGGTGACAACAGGGAACGTCAACAATTCTTTTTCTCGTTCTTGTCTGAACCATTGCAAGAAATATCTCTGCAATCGATAGGTGCTTTCAATGTCTACCTGTGTACCGTCTGGATAGTAGAAACCCCCAAACATTTCTTTCAGGTAATCATGATCAAACACACTAATGTTCCAAAATACCGACTGGTCACCTCTCGCGCTCGCTGGCTGATTCAGTGCGTAGACAACACCCTGAAATTCCTGAGCGACTTCTTCAAAATGCTTCTTGAGGTAATCTGTGCCCCACTGTTTACGTGCAAAGTAATCAAACATGTGGAGGAACTCAACGGTAGCAATAGCACCACTAAAATTGCTTGCAATCTGATAAACAAGATTGACAAAGGAGCCGCAAAAACTCTGCA